GTCGACGACATTGAAGATCAGTTAGATGATTTAAGAGCAGAATTTGAAAAACTTATGTCAGACGATAACGAAGCAGAAGAGGAAGTTGAAGATTCAGAAGATGAATTAGAAGCAGAACTTGGCTTTGAATCTGAAGAAGTTGAAGAAGAAGCAATTGAAGAAGCAACTAAACTTCAAGACGACAAGGCTTCATTGGTTAAAAGCAAAGAAGCACAAAGTGGCGGTAAAAGTCCTTTGAGTTCTAAGCCAAAACAAACATTTGATGCAGGAGCATCAGCAAAAGACAACGTATCACACGGTGGCGAAGAAAGTGTTAAAGGCGAAAGTGCCAAAGACCATACACCAAGTGACAACATTGGAGAAGAACCAAAAGCCGCACCAGCACCAAAAGGTGACGAAAGTGACGGTGGTAAAAGTCCTATCAGTGGATAAGACTTTTTAATAAAAAGGTAGAAAACGATGACTAGAAAACTATACGAATATTACTCCCCTGCTAAAGCAAATCTTTTAGTAGAAAGCAGTAACGATGGTAAGGATCTAGTTATGAGTGGTCTTTTTATTCAAGGTGACGTAAAGAATCAAAACGGTAGGGTATATCCTACCAATGAGATAGCAAGAGCCGTTAAATCCATACAAGACCGTCTAGGTGAAGGAGAAACTGTTTTGGGAGAGTTAGATCACCCAGAAGAGTTACAAATTAATTTAGACAGATGTAGTCATATGATTACCAGTATGGAAATGCAAGAATCAAACGGCTATGGTAAACTAAAACTCTTAGATACGCCTATGGGTAATATTGCTAAAACACTACTTACAAGTGGTGCAAAGTTAGGAGTATCTAGTAGGGGTAGCGGTAATGTAAACGAGTCCGGACGTGTGTCGGACTTTGATATAGTTACTGTAGACATCGTAGCACAACCTAGTGCCCCGGATGCCTACCCTAAGGCGATTAGAGAGAGTTTATTTAATATGCAAGGCGGTGGCGTAATACACGAACTCGCCGAAGCGGTTACACACGATAAAGGCGCACAAAAACATTTATCACGAGAAATACTAAATTTCATTCGTGAACTTAATCTGAAATAGGAGAGAGCATATGGCGACAACATTTAATGACCTATTAGAATCAAGCACATTGTCTGAAGAGGCAAGAAGTGAGATTCAATCGGCGTGGAATGCTCAACTAAGCGAAGCACGTGATGACATCACAGCAGAGTTAAGGGAAGAGTTCGCTCAAAGATTTGAACACGACAAGGCTCAAATCGTTGAAGCAATGGACACATTCATTTCCGAAGCACTGGCAGAAGAAATCAAAGAATTCGCACAGGACAAACAAGCACTAGTAAGCGATAGAGTCAAATATAAAGAATCTATCGGTGCTCACGCAAAATTATTAGACAAGTTTGTAACAGAAACATTAGCAAATGAAATCAAAGAGTTGAAAGCAGACAGAGATTCGCATAAAGCAAATATCGGTAAGTTAGAAAACTTTGTAATTGAACAAGTTGCTGATGAAATCCAAGAGTTTCATAAAGACAAACAGGAGTTAGTTGAGAAAAAAGTTCAATTGATTGCTGAAGGTCGTAAGAAACTTGCAGAATCTAAAGAGCAATTCATTAAGAAAGCGGCTGGAAAAGTTGAATCTACTATTACTAAAATCATTAATAATGAAATTAGTCAATACAGAGACGACATCAAAGCGGCAAGGCAAAATGATTTTGGTAGAAGAATTTTTGAATCAGTTGCATCTGAGTATGCATCATCTTACCTCAATGAAAATTCAGAAGTGAAAAAGATTAGAGACGAGATGGCAGAAATGCAAAATGCAGTCGAAGAAGCAAAAGTAAAATTAGAAGAATCTACTAAGCAGAATGAAGAAAACATCTCTAAGTTAAGAATTGCGGAAGATAAGTATCAACGCAACGAGACATTAAACAAATTAATGACTCCGCTTAACAAAGAGAAAAAAGAAATTATGGTTGAATTGTTAGAATCAGTTCAAACAGACAAATTAGAACAGGCTTTTAATAAGTATTTACCAAGTGTACTCAATGAGGACTCAGCAGTAAGAACAGAAAAGAAAGCACTTAACGAATCAGTGAAAACTACAGAACACACTGGTAACAGGGTTGCACCTGCCAGCAATGAGCAAGAAGCAACTAACAATGACGTAGTCGCATTAGACGAAATCAGAAAACTAGCAGGACTAAACTAAGGAGAAATATAATGGCAGAAGCATTATTTGAAAGCAATTGGTCCGCAACTAAAGACGCTCTTTTAGAGGGTTTAAATGGTAGCAAGAAGACAACTATGGAAACTATTTTAGAAAATTCTAAAGTACAACTCCAAGAGGCGGCTTCTTCAGGTGCTACAATGGCGGGTAATATTGCAACATTAAACAAGGTTATGCTACCTTTAATCAGAAGGGTTTTACCTTCTTTGATTTCTAACGAATTGTTAGGGGTACAGCCAATGACCGGACCAGTAGGTCAAATTCACACATTAAGAGTTAGATACGCAGAAAGTGGCGGTGGAGCAAGTGCAGGAGACGAAGCACTTTCACCATTCAAACTAGCATCTACATACGCAGGATCACCAGACGCAACAGCGGCGGCTGAAGGTTCAGCAGGTAGAAAAATGAGTGTTCAAATCTTAAAACAAACAGTTGAAGCGAAAACTAGACGTCTAAGTGCTAGATGGACTTTTGAGAGTGCTCAAGATGCCAATTCTATGCACGGTGTTGATGTTGAAGCAGAAATTATGCAGGCACTTGCACAAGAAATCGCGGTTGAAATCGACCAAGAAATGCTTGGCAACCTCAGATCTCTAGCACCAACAGTTGATACATTAGACTTCGATGCAAGTTCAGGTAACATTACAGGAACTCCAGCATTCATCGGTGATAAGCACGCCGTACTAGCAATCGGAATCAACAGAGCGGCTAACTTAATTGCGGCAAGAACAAGAAGAGGCGCAGGTAACTATGTTGTTGTTTCACCAGAAGCATTAACAATTTTACAAAGTGCGACAACTTCTACTTTTGCAAGAACAACTGAAGGATCATTTGATGCACCTTCAAACAGCAAATTAGTTGGTACACTTAACGGTACTATTAAAGTGTTTGTAGACCAATATCAAGCAGACGGTGGTTCTGTTTTAGTTGGTTATAAAGGATCAAGCGAAACAGACGCACCTGCGTTCTATTGCCCATATATTCCTTTAATGAGCACAGGACCAGTTATGGATCCAAACAGTTTTGAACCAGTAGTTTCATTTATGACAAGATACGGTTACTTAGAACTTACTAACACAGCAAGTTCATTGGGTAACGCGGCTGACTATGTCGGTGAAATTGCACTTTCAAACGTATCATTCAAATAAGAATTTAATTCAATTTTTGAATACTAAAAAGCACTCTTCGGAGTGCTTTTTTTTGACTGTAAAAAATTTGCTACAATATGATAAATACTTGTAATTAGGAGTTTCTTAAATGGCAGATAAATCAGTTTTTAATCCACAAGGGGATATAAGTTTTAATCCTCAAAATGGTACTTTCACAGTAGGTGGTAACTTAGTAGTTAGTGGAACCACAACATACTTAAACGATACAATTACACTTAATAGTGCAGACACTTATGCCATAAATGCAGACAACGATGCGGCAACAGGAACTCTAAGACTAGGAAATGCATCAAGCAATGCAGACATCAGTTACGGTGCTTCAGGAAATATTGTATTCGATAAACCAGCAGAAGGAAACTTTTATGTTGGCTCAGGTCAACAAATTATTATTAACGGTGGTGGCTCTATTGGAGGCGGTGGCTTTACAGGTAACTTATCAGGTACAGCAACTAACGCCGGAGCATTACTTAACGATAGAACTTTAACACTAACAGGCGACGTCTCAGGTAGTGTATCATTAGGTTTAAATGCTAATACATCAGCACCTAGTTTAACAGGAACATTAGCAACTGTAAACACTGACGTAGGAACTTATGGTAATGCTACCCACGTAGCAAGAATTCAAGTTAATGGTAAAGGTTTAGTAACTGCCGCGGCAGTAAATGAAATAAACATTCTTGCTAACCAAGTTACAAATTTTGAAACAGCCGCAGAAGCATTGTTTAGTTTAACTACTAATTCAGCAAGTGGTAATGGAGCATTAGCATACAGCAATGGTGTATTTACATTTACACCTGCAAGTGTTCCAACAGCATTAAGTCAATTGAGTGGCGACACAGACGACATAAGTGAAGGATCAAATTTATATTATACTGATGCTAGAGTAAGAGCGGCGGTAGATGCCGTTACTAGCGGAGATGGAAGTTTAACCTATAATAGTGCAACAGGAGACTTCACATATACAGGACCAGGTACAAGTGATTATAGAGGTGCTGTATCAGGAGGCACAGGCATTACTTACAGTAGCGGTACTGGAGTAATCGCCACAGACGACACTCACATAAAAGGACTATTCAGTTCAGTTGATGCAGGCGGTGATGGATCATTTAGTTACAGCAACGGTGTAATGACATACACTGGGCCAACTCAATCTGAGGCAGAAGCAAGAATAGATGCTCACTTAGTAGGCGGAACAGGTATTACA